ATGAATGATATGGAATGGGGCGGGATCGGGGATCCCGAAGGTCCCTTCGTGCCGGGGCGGCCCAGTGACGGGCTGGCCGGGCAGGGGGGGCGGGACGGCCATGCGCCGGTCCTGCCCGAGGAGGCGGTCGCGGTCGCCGAGGGGTTGTTCTGGGCCTATATCCGCGATCTTCGCCTGCACCAGGCCGATCTGGAGGCCCGCGGCAAGGGCGAGATCGATCCGGCCCGGCTGAAGAAGGCGGTCGAGACCGCCCGGACCGTCCGCGAGGCGGTCCACCTGCTGATGGTGGAAAGGAACAAGGTTGACAAACTTCGCAAGGATATCGCCGGCGGGGTCGGAGGAGGCAGCCTCGACCTTGACGCGGCACGAGATGAGATCGGGCGCCGCCTGGCTTGCCTGCGCCGAGCCGCAGCAGGTTGAGGAATTCCTGGGCGGGCTGGGCGAGAATGCGCTGCTGTCGCTGCCCTGGCTGTTCGAGTTCTGGGCCCTGCCGCATCAGCTGCCCCCCGAGGGCGACTGGAAGAGCTGGGTCATCATGGGCGGGCGCGGCGCGGGCAAGACCCGTGCCGGGTCGGAATGGGTGCGGCGGATGGTCGAGGGGCCGACCGCCGCCGCGCCCGGCCGCTGCCGCCGCGTCGCGCTGGTCGGCGAGACCTTCGACCAGGCGCGCGAGGTGATGGTGATGGGCGAGAGCGGCATCCTGGCCTGCTCTCCGCCCGACCGCCGGCCGGTCTGGGAGGCCGGCCGGCGGCGGCTGGTCTGGGCCAATGGCGCGACGGCTACGGTCTACAGCGCCCATGAGCCCGAGGCGCTGCGCGGCCCGCAATTTGACGCGGCCTGGGCCGACGAGCTGGCCAAGTGGAAGAAGGCCGAGGAGGTCTGGGACATGCTGCAATTCGCGCTGCGCCTGGGCGAGCATCCGCAGCAGGTCGTCACCACCACGCCGCGCAATCTGGGCGTGCTGAAGCGGATCCTGGGCAATGCCAGCACGGTGACGACCCATGCCCCGACCGAGGCGAACCGGGCCTGGCTGGCCGAGAGCTTCCTGGCCGAGGTCGAGGCGCGTTATGGCGGCACGCGGCTGGGCCGGCAGGAGCTGGAGGGCGTGCTGCTGGAGGATGTCGAGGGCGCGCTGTGGACCACCGCCGCGCTGGAGGCCTGCCGCATCGAGCGGGCGCCGAGGCTGGGCCGCATCGTGGTCGCGGTCGATCCGGCGGTGACTTCGGGCAAGGCCAGCGACGAATGCGGGATCGTGGTCGCGGGCGTCGTGGCCGAGGGCGATCCGCGCGACTGGCGGGCCTATGTGCTGGAGGATGCGACGGTGCGGGGCGGGCCGCTGGACTGGGCGCGCGCGGCGATCGCCGCGATGGAGCGCCACGGCGCCGAGCGGCTGGTGGCCGAGGTGAACCAGGGCGGCGACCTGGTCGAGAGCGTGATCCGGCAGGTGGATCCGCTGGTGCCGTTCCGCGCCTTGCGGGCCGGGCGCGGCAAGGGCCTGCGGGCCGAGCCGGTGGCGGCGCTCTATGAGCAGGGGCGGGTCCGGCATCTGCGCGGCCTGGGCGCGCTGGAGGACCAGATGTGCCGCATGACGGTGCGCGGCTTCGAGGGGCGCGGATCGCCCGACCGGCTGGATGCGCTGGTCTGGGCGATCCATGAATTGATGATCGAGCCGGCGGCGGGCTGGCGGCGCCCGCAGATGCGGCGGCTTTGATGGCGAGGCCGGGGGGCTGTCTGCCCCCCGGACCCCCCGAGGATATTTGGACCAAGATGAAAGGGGCTGTCCGGCGGGCGGCCCCTTTTTCGTGGGTGGCACATGGAGGCGAGCATGGCGTTTCGATTGTTTTCGCGGGAGGAGAAGGTTGCTCCTGCGCCGGAGGGGAAGGCCAGCGCGACCGGCCGGGTGGTGGCTTTCGCGAGCGGGGCCGGGCGGCCGGTCTGGTCGGCGCGGGACACGGGCAGCCTGACGCGGGGCGGTTTCGTGGGCAATCCGGTGGGGTTTCGGTCGGTCAAGCTGATCGCCGAGGCGGCGGCGGCGGTGCCGCTGGTCTGCGAGGATCGCGAGCGGCGCTATGACGTGCATCCGGTGCTGGACCTGCTGCGGCGGCCCAATCCGGGGCAGGGGCGGGCCGAACTGTTCGAGGCGCTGTTCGGGCAGATGCTGCTGTCCGGGAACGGCTATGTCGAGGCGGTGGGCCTGGGGGCCGCGGGCCTGCCGGAGGAGCTGCATGTCCTGCGCGCCGACCGGATGAGCATCGTGCCGGGCGCGGATGGCTGGCCGGTCGCCTATGAATATGCCGTGGGCGGGCGCAGGCATCGCTTCGACATGAGCGGCAGCCCCGATCCGATCTGCCATATCAAGAGCTTTCATCCGCAGGACGACCATTATGGGCTGTCGCCGATGCAGGCGGCGGCGGTGGCGCTGGATGTGCATAACAGCGCCTCGGCCTGGTCGAAGGCGCTGCTGGACAATGCGGCGCGGCCCAGTGGCGCGATCGTCTACAGGGGCGTGGACGGCCATGGGGTGCTGAGCCCCGAGCAATATGACCGGCTGGTGGGCGAGATCGAGATGAACCACCAGGGCGCGCGCAATGCCGGCCGGCCGATGCTGCTGGAAGGCGGGCTGGACTGGAAGCCGATGGGCTTCAGCCCCAGCGACATGGAGTTCCACGCCACCAAGCTGTCGGCGGCGCGCGAGATCGCGCTGGCCTTCGGGGTGCCGCCGATGCTGCTGGGGATTCCGGGGGATGCGACCTATGCCAATTACGCCGAGGCGCATCGGGCCTTCTATCGGCTGACGGTGCTGCCGCTGGTGACGCGGGTCGCGGCCTCGGTCGCCTGGTGGCTGTCCGAGCATCTGGGCGCCGAGGTCGATCTGCGGCCCGACCCGGACCGCATCCCGGCGCTGGCCGAGGAGCGGGACCAGCAGTGGAAGCGCGTCAGCGAGGCCGGCTTCCTGACCGATGCCGAGAAGCGCGCGCTGCTGGGGCTGCCGCCGCTGGCCGATGGATGAGCCGGTGGAGGGGTCGCGCTTCCTGCGGGATGGGATCTGGCACGACCAGCGCTTCGAGGCCCAGGAGCGGATCATGGCGCTGCAGTTCGGCGCCATGGAGAAGCGGCTGGAGCGGATCGAGGGGCTGATCGAGGGGCTGGAGCGGCGGCTGTGGATGACGGTCTATGGCGTTGTCGCCGTGATCCTGACCCAGGCCGTGCAGGGCATTCTGGAATATGCGCCGAAAGGAGGCTGAGGGATGGTTCCGGGACTTGAGGTGAAATTCGCGGGCGGGGCGCCGATCCTGTCCGAGGGGCATGTGATCGAGGGCTATGCCAGCCTGTTCGGGCTGACCGACCAGGGGGGCGACGCGGTATTGCCGGGCGCCTTCGCGGCCAGCCTGGCACGGCTGGCGGGCAAGGGCGACAGGGTGCGGATGCTGTGGCAGCACGACCCGACCCGGCCCATCGGCGTCTGGGACGAGATCCGCGAGGACGAGAAGGGGCTGTGGGTCAAGGGCCGGCTGCTGCCCGAGGTGGCGCAGGCCCGCGAGGCGGCGGCGCTGATCGGGGCCGGGGCGATCGAGGGGCTGTCGATCGGCTATCGCACGATCCGCGCGGAACGCGACCGCAAGGGGCGCCGCGCGCTGGCCGAGGTCGAGCTGTGGGAGGTGTCGCTGGTCACCTTCCCGATGCTGCCCGAGGCCAGGGTGGGCCGCAAGGAGGCCGAGGACCTGCGTGAGATGGCGGCGGTCTTCGCGGCGGCGGCCGAAGCGCTGCGCGCAGGGTGAGATTGCGGGTGCGCGCCGCGCGCCCGGAGGATTCGGACCGTTGCCCGGCGGCGGTCCGGAAGGCGGGGGCGGCCCTTTGCTGCGGGTCCCCCGATCATCGCGACGAGGAGAAGGCAATGACCGAGGTGAAACCCGCGGGCACGGACGGCACGTCCGTCGATCTCAAGGGGGCAATGCTTGGGTTCGTCAGCGAACTCAAGGGGTTTCGTGAGGATATTCAGATGAAGCTGCAAGCACAGGAAGAGCGTATGAACATGCTTGATCGCAAGACCGCCGTCCGGGGCCGCGCGCCCCTGTCCACCGTCGCCGAGACCGAGGTGCCGCATCGCAAGGCCTTCAACGCCTATCTGCGCAGCGGCGACGATGACGGTCTGCGCGGCCTGGTGATCGAGGAGAAGGGCCTGACGGTGGCCAGCGACGGCGGCTTCCTGGCCGCGCCGCAGGTGGCCGAGACGGTGCAGCGCGTGCTGCATGGGGGCGCCTCGCTGCGCCGGCTGGCGAATGTGGTGACGGTCGAAAGCTCGGTCTACGAGGTCCTGGTGGACAAGGGCGAGCTGGGCGCGGGCTGGGCCACCGAGGCCGATGCCGAGGAAGGCGCGGCGGGCGGCGTCGAGCGGATCTCGATCCCGGTCCACGAACTGTCGGCCATGCCCAAGGCCAGCCAGCGGCTGCTGGACGACGCGGCCTTCGACGTGGAAGCCTGGCTGGCCGAGCGCATCGCGGACAGGTTCTCTCGTGCCGAGGCCGCGGCCTTCGTCACCGGCGACGGCGTCGCCAAGCCGCGCGGCATCCTGTCCTATCCGACCGCCCCGGCGGGTTCGGCCTCGGACGGGCAGATCGGCGTGGTCCAGACCGGGGCCATGGGCGGCTTCCCGGAAGAAGCGCCGGCGGATTCGCTGATCGACCTGATCTATGCGCTGGGGGCCGAATACCGTGCCAATGCCAGCTTCGTGATGAATTCGAAGACCGCCGCGATGGTGCGCAAGATGAAGGATGCCGAGGGCCGCTTCCTGTGGTCGGACGCGCTGAATGCCGGCCAGTCGGCGCAGCTGCTGGGCTATCCGGTGCTGATCAGCGAGGACATGCCGGATGTCGACATCGACAGCATCTCGATCGCCTTCGGCGATTTCCGCGCCGCCTACACGATCGTCGAGCGCCCCGACCTGCGGGTGCTGCGCGATCCGTTCAGCGCCAAGCCGCATGTGCTGTTCTATGCCACCAAGCGCGTCGGCGGCGGCGTGACCGATTTCCGCGCCGTCAAGCTGCTGCAGTTCGCCTGACCCTTCGGGATCGGGCGAGGGGCGGGGACGCGCGCGGTGCCGGTCGTTCCGGCTTTGCAACTGTCCGCGCGGCTGATGGCTGGCGCGCGGGCGCGTTCCCGCCCCGATGGCTTGGTGATCCGGGGGCCCCGCGCGGGGCCTTCGGCCTTTCTAGGTGGATGTGGCGGACGGCAGGACGGGAGGTTCGCGAGATGATGCTGATCGAGGAAACGGCGCCTGCGGCGGAGGCGCTGCCTGTCGCCGCATTGCGCGATCATTTGCGGCTGGGCACGGGGTTCGGGATCGCCGAGGACCCGGCCGAGACGGCCGCCCTGGCCGGGTTCCTGCGCGCCGCGATCGCCACGATCGAGGCGCGGACGGGCAAGGTGCTGCTGGTGCGGCGCTTCCGGATGCAGCTGGACGACTGGCGCGACCGGCTGGGGCAGTCCCTGCCGCTGGCGCCGGTCCTGTCGGTCGAGGGGATCGAGATCGACGATGGCGAGGGCCGGGTGACGCAGCTGCCCGAAAGCAGCTGGCGGCTGGTGCCGGACAGCCAGCGGCCGATGATCCTGCCCAGGGGGGTGATCCTGCCCCATGTGCCGCGGCGCGGCTTCGTGACCCTGCGGTTCACCGCCGGTTTCGGCGCCTCCTGGGGCGATGTTCCGGCGGACCTGGCGCAGGCGGTGCTGATGCTGGCGGCGCGTTATTACGAGGACCGCAGCTATGAGGGGTCGCGCGCGGCGATGCCCTTCGGGGTCAGCGCGCTGATCGAGAAATGGCGCGCGGTGCGCACCCTGGCGGGCCGCGGCGGCCGGGAGCTGCGCTGATGGGCGCGCCTCGGCTGAACCTGCGGCTGGCGCTGGAACATCCCGACCGCGAGGGCGACGGGATCGGCGGCTATCGCGTCACCTGGCGGCGGCTGGGCTTTCTGTGGGCCGAGGTCCGGGCCGGTTCCGGGCGCGAAACGCAGGGCGAGGTCGGCGCGCAAAGCGTCGTCACCTGGCGCATCACCCTGCGCGGCGCGCCCGACGGCGATCCGCGCAGGCCCCGGCCCGGCCAGCGCTTCCGGCTGGAGCGGCGGCTGTTCCTGATCGAGGCGGTGGCGGAAAGCGACGCCTCGGGGCGCTGGCTGACCTGCTTTGCAAGAGAGGAGGACCTGGCATGAGCTGTGCCGCTTCCATGGCGCTTCAGGGCGCGGTCTACCAGCACCTGCGCGCCGATCCGACGCTGGCCGGGCTGGTGGGCGACGCGATCTTCGACGCCATGCCGGTCGAGGCCCCCGAGGGGGTCTATGTCTCGCTTGGCCCCGAGGATGTCCGCGATGCGGGCGATGTCTCGGCGGCGGGCGCGCAGCATGATTTCGTGGTCTCGGTGCTGTCGGGCGCCAGCGAGAGCGGCGGCTTCGGCGCGGTGAAGGCCGCGGCCCAGGCGGTCGCCGATGCGCTGGAAGGCGGCGGGCTGGTCTTGGATCGCGGGCATCTGGCGGGCCTGTGGTTCCTGCGCGCGCGGGCGCGGCGGGTGGAAAACAGCGCGGCGCGGCGGGTCGACCTGACCTTTCGCGCGCGGATCGATCTTGGCTGAGGAGTGGGACCAATGGCTGTGCAGAACGGACGCGATCTGCTGATCAAGATGGACATGACCGGGGACGGCGCCTTCGAGACCGTGGCGGGGCTGCGCGCCTCGCGGCTGTCCTTCAACGCCGAAACGGTGGATGTGACCAGCCTGGAAAGCGCCGGTGGCTGGCGCGAATTGCTGGGCGGCGCGGGGGTGCGCAGCGCCTCGATCTCGGGGTCGGGGGTGTTTCGCGACGCCGATACCGACGGGCGGGCGCGGCAGATCTTCTTCGACGCCGAGGTGCCGCGCTTCCAGGTGGTGATCCCCGATTTCGGCACCATCGAGGGGCCCTTCCAGATCACCGGGCTGGAATATTCGGGCAGCTACAACGGCGAGGCCACCTATGAGCTGTCGCTGGCCTCGGCCGGGGCGCTGAGCTTCGTGGCGCTGTGATGGCCAATCCGCATCGGGGCGAGGTCGAGCTGGTCCTGGACGGCCAGCGTCACGTCGCCCGGCTGACCCTGGGCGCGCTGGCCGAGCTGGAGCAGGAGCTGGCGGAGGAGAGCATGATCGCGCTGATCGAGCGCTTCGAGGCCGGGCGCTTTCGCAGCCGCGACGTGCTGGCGGTGCTGGTCGCGGGGCTGCGCGGCGGCGGCTGGCAGGGCGGCGCGGGCGATCTGCTGACGGTCGAGATCGGTGGCGGCGCAAGTGCCGCCGCGCGGGCGGCGGCCGAATTGCTGGCGCGCGCCTTCCGGGGCGCGGCATGACGGACGGCCCGCGCGGGCTGGACTGGGCGGGGCTGATGCGCGCGGGGATCCGGGGGCTGGGGCTGCGCCCGGCCGAATTCTGGGCGCTGACCCCGGCCGAGCTGGCGCTGATGCTGGGGGTCGAGGCCGGGGGCGCCCAGATGAGCCGCGCGCGGCTGGCGGAACTGGCGGCGCGCTATCCCGACCGGCCGTTGCGGCCGGGCGGGGCCGAGGCAGAGTGAGGGACAAGCGACATGGCGAACAAGGACGGTTTCGGAAACGCCCTGGACCGGCTGGACGAGAACATGGCCGGCAATGGCCGCGTCACCGCCGAATTCGAGGCGGAACTGGCGCGGCTACGGCAGTCGATGATCCTGACCAGCCGCGAGGTGGGCACGCTGAGCGGCGGCATCGAGCGCGGATTGCGCCGGGCCTTCGACGGGCTGATCTTCGACGGTCTGAAGCTGTCGGATGCCTTGAAGAATATCGGGCAATCCATTGCGAATACGGTCTATTCCATCGCCATGCGCCCGGTGGGGCAGGCGGTGGCGGGCACGCTGGCCGGGGGGCTGAACTCCATGCTGTCGGGGGCCTTGCCCTTCGCGCAGGGCGGCGCCTTCCTGCAGGGGCGGGTCATGCCCTTTGCCAGGGGCGGCGTCGTCAGCGAGCCCACGCATTTCCCGATGCGCGGCGCCACCGGGCTGATGGGCGAGGCCGGTCCCGAGGCGATCATGCCGCTGAAGCGCGGCGCCGACGGACGGCTGGGGGTCGCGGCCTCGGGCCAGGGCGCGCGGCCGGTCAATGTCACCATCAATGTCAGCACGCCCGACGTGGCGGGCTTCCAGCGCAGCCAGTCGCAGATCGCCGCCCAGCTTGGCCGCGTGCTGTCGCGCGGCGATCGTAATGCGTGAAGGGGAAAGAGCATGGCGTTTCACGAGGTAAGATTTCCCGCGAACCTGTCCTTCGGCTCGATCGGCGGGCCCGAGCGGCGGACCGAGATCGTCACCCTGTCGAACGGTTTCGAGGAGCGCAACACACCCTGGGCCCATGCGCGGCGACGCTATGACGCGGGGATGGGGCTGCGCTCGCTGGACGATCTGGCGGCGCTGGTGGCGTTCTTCGAGGCGCGGGCCGGGCAGCTGCACGGGTTTCGCTGGAAGGACTGGTCGGATTATAAAAGCAGCCCGCCCTCGCGCGATCCGGTCTTCGACGACCAGGAGATCGCGCGGGGCGACGGCCAGACGGTGACCTTTGCGCTGACCAAGGCCTATGCCTCGGGGCCGTCGCGCTATCAGCGCCCGATCACCAAGCCGGTGGCGGGCTCGGTCCGGGCCGGGGTGGGCGGCGACGAGCTGTTCTTCGAGGATCACTATGTCGTCGACCACGATACCGGCCTGATCACCTTCCACGAGGCCCCCGAGCCCGGCGCGGCAGTCACGGCGGGTTACGAATTCGACGTGCCGGTGCGTTTCGACACGGACCGGATCACGGTCTCGGTGGCCTCGTTCCAGGCCGGGGAGATGCCGCAGATCCCGGTTGTGGAGGTGCGGATATGACCACCACGACGATTGCCCGCGCCTGGTCGGTCCTGCGCCGCGACGGCTTGCGGCTGGGCTTTACCGATCACGACGCGGCGCTGCATTTCGAGGGGCTGCGCTTTCGCCCCGACAGCGGGCTGAGCGCGCGGGCGCTGATGCAGGGGACCGGCCTTGCGGTGGACAATACCGAGGCCGAGGGTGCCCTGAGCGACGATGCCATCACCGAGCGCGACCTGATGGCGGGGCGCTGGGACGGGGCGGAACTGCGCCTGTGGGAGGTGGACTGGCGCGACGTGACCCGGCGGCGGCTGGTGTTTCGCGGCACGCTGGGAGAGGTGACGCGGGCCTCGGGCGCCTTTCGCGCGGAACTGCGCGGGCTGACCGAGGCGCTGAACGCGCCGCAGGGGCGGGTCTATCATCCGCGCTGCTCGGCCGTCCTGGGGGATGGGGCCTGCGGGCTGGCGCTGACCGCCGAGAACCACCACCACGAGATCGCCGTGGAGAGCCGCGAGGAAGGCCGGCTGCTGCGCTTCGCCGGCTTTCCGGGCTTCGATGCGGGCTGGTTCGAGCATGGCCTGCTGCTGATGCTGGGCGGCCCGGCCGAGGGGCTGAAATCGGCGGTCAAGAACGACGTGGCGCAGCCGGGCGGGCGGCGCGAGATCGAGCTGTGGGAGCCGCTGGCGATCCTGCCCGAGGCCGGGGACATGGCGCGGCTGGTGGTCGGCTGCGACAAGCGTGCCGCGACCTGCCGCGCGAAGTTCAGCAATTTCCTGAACTTCCGCGGGTTTCCTCATCTTCCGGGCGAGGACTGGCTGATGGCGCCGCAAGCCGGGGGGCGGCATGGCTGAGGATGTCGTCGCCATCGCCCGGCGCTGGATCGGGACGCCCTATGTCCATCAGGCCAGCCGCTGCGGCGCGGGCGCGGATTGCCTGGGGCTGATCCGCGGCATCTGGCGCGCACGATATGGGTCGGAACCCGAGGCGCCGCCGGCCTATACGCCCGACTGGGGCGAATGCGGCGGGCAGGAGGTGCTGATGGCCGCAGCCCTGCGGCATCTGCTGCCGGTGGCGGAAGAGCCCCTGGCGCCGGGCCAGGTGCTGCTGTTCCGGATGCGGCAGGGGGCCGTCGCCAAGCATCTGGGCGTCCTGTCCGTGGCGGGCGCGGCGCCGGGCTTCATCCATGCCTATAGTCGCCGCGGGGTCGTCGAAAGCCCGCTGAGCGCGCCCTGGCGGGCCCGCATCGCGGCGCGTTTCCGATTTCCGTGAATTCCAGAAGAAGGAGGCCGCGATGGCCACGATAGTGCTTTCCGCCGTCGGCGCGTCGATCGGTGGCGGTTTCGGCGGGGCCGTCCTGGGCCTGTCGGGCGCGGTCATCGGCCGTGCCGTGGGCGCCACGGTCGGCCGGGCCATCGACCAGCGGCTTCTGGGCGGCGGCGCGAAGGCGGTCGAGACCGGCCGCATCGACCGGCTGCGCCTGCAGAGCGCGGGCGAGGGCACGGCGATCCCGCGCCTCTGGGGGCAGATGCGGCTGCCGGGACATGTCATCTGGGCCTCGCCGCTGGAGGAGATCGCGCGGCGGCAGGGCGGAGGCGGCAAGGGCGCGCCGCAGCCGTCGGTGACCGAGATCAGCTATCGCCTGTCGGTCGCGCTGGCCCTGTGCGAGGGGCGCATCCTGGGCGTCGGCCGGGTCTGGGCGGATGGCGAGGAGATCGCCGCGCGCGACCTGAACATGCGGGTCTATCCGGGCGACGAGGAGCAGATGCCCGACCCGGCGATTGCGGCGCTGGAGGGGGCCGCCGCGCCCGCCTATCGCGGCACCGCCTATGTCGTGCTGGAGGACCTGCATCTGGAGCGCTGGGGCAACCGGATGCCGCAGCTGAGCTTCGAGGTCACGCGCCCGGCGCAGGACGGGACCGGCCTGCCCGCCGATGTGCGGGCGGTGGCGATGATACCGGGAACGGGCGAATATTCGCTGGCGACGACGCCGGTGACGGTGGATCTGGGCCTGGGCGAGAGCCGCTCGATCAATCTCAACACGCCGATGGGCGGGACGGATTTCGCCGTGTCCATGGAGGTGCTGGGGCGGGAATTGCCGAATGTCGGCTCGGTGTCGCTGGTGGTGTCCTGGTTCGGCAGCGACCTGCGGATCGGGCATTGCCGGGTGCAGCCGAAAGTCGAGCATGTCGCCCATGACGGGGCGGAAATGCCGTGGCGTGCGGGCGGGATCGGCCGTGCCGCGGCCGCCGAGGTGGCGCAGGTGAACGGCGCGCCCATCTATGGCGGCACGCCGTCCGACCAGTCGGTGATCGAGGGGCTGCGGGCGATCGCCGCCTCGGGGCGCAAGGCGGTCTTCTATCCCTTCATCCTGATGGAGCAGCTGGCCGGGAACGGTCTGCCCGACCCCTACGGCGCCGAGGAACAGCCGGTCATGCCCTGGCGCGGGCGGATCACCACCGCGCTGGCGTCGGGGCAGGCGGGGTCGAGCGACGGCACCGCGGCGGCGGCGGCCGAGGTCGCGGCGTTCTTCGGCACGGCCTCGGCCGCCGATTTCACGCGCTCGGGCGAGCGGGTGGACTATCACGGGCCGGCTGAATGGTCCTATCGCCGCTTCATCCTGCATTACGCGCATCTCTGCGCGGCGGCGGGAGGGATCGACGCCTTCCTGATCGGGTCCGAGATGATCGGCATGACCCAGATCCGCGGCGCCGGGAACGGCTATCCCGCCGTGGCGGCGCTGCGGCAGCTGGCGGCTGACGTGCGCGGCATTCTGGGGCCTTCGGTCAAGATCGGCTATGCGGCGGACTGGTCGGAATATTTCGGCCACCATCCCGGCGATGGCGAGCTGTTCTTCCACCTGGACCCGCTGTGGGCCGATGACAATATCGACTTCATCGGCATCGACAACTACATGCCGCTGTCGGACTGGCGCGACGGCGGCGATCACCTGGACGCGCCTTGGGGGCGGATCGACAATCACGACTATCTGCTGTCCAACGTGGCGGGGGGCGAGGGGTTCGACTGGTTCTATGCCTCGGACGCGGATCGCGATGCGCAGGTCAGGACGCCGATCACCGACGGCGCCCATGACGAGGCCTGGGTCTGGCGCTACAAGGACCTGAAGAGCTGGTGGCAGAACCTGCATTACGACCGGCCCGGCGGGGTCCGCTCGCAGCAGGCGACGGGTTGGGTGCCGGGCTCGAAGCCGGTCTGGTTTACCGAGATCGGCTGCGCGGCGCTGGACAAGGCCACGAACCAACCCAACAAGTTCCTGGACGCGATGAGTTCGGAAAGCACGCTGCCCTGGTATTCGGAGGGGCGGCGCAATGACGCGTTGCAGGCGGCCTATGTCCGGGCGGTGGTGGCGCATTGGGACGATCCGAAGAACAACCCGCCGATGGCGGGCGGCGGGCGCATGGTCGATACGGCGCGCAGCCATGTCTGGTGCTGGGACGCGCGGCCCTATCCGGCCTTCCCGAACCGGCGCGACCTGTGGTCGGACGGCCCGGCATGGGAGCGCGGGCATTGGCTGAACGGCCGCGCGGGGGCGGTGACGCTGGCCGCCTGCGTGCGCGACATCTGCCGCGCGGCGGGGGTCGGGGATGTCGATGTCGGCGGGCTGTCGGGCGTCGTGCGCGGTTACCTGCTGTCGGGGACGGAAAGCGCGCGGTCGGCGCTGCAGCCGCTGATGTTGGCGCATGGCTTCGATGCGGTGGAACGCGAGGGCGTGCTGCGCTTCGTCATGCGCGACGGCCTGCCGGTGGCGGCGATCGGGCCGCAGGACCTGGCCGTCAGCGCCGAGCTGGGCGGCTTCGAGGCGACCCGTTCGCCCGACCTGCAGCTGAGCGGGCGCATCCGGCTGAGCCATGTCGAGGCGGGGGCGGATTACGCGGTCTCGACCGCCGAGGTGATGCTGCCCGACCAGGACCAGCAGGCGGTGGCCGACAGCGAGTTTCCGATGCTGCTGACGCGGGCCGAGGGGCGAGCCATCGCCGAACGCTGGCTGGCCGAGGCGCAGATCGCGCGGGACACGGCGCGTTTCGCGCTGCCGCCCTCGCGCGCGGATCTGGGGCCGGGCGACGTGGTTGCCGTCGATCACGGCGCCGGCCGCGCGCATCTGTGGCGGATCGACCGGGCCGAGCGGGCCGGCGCGACCACCATCGAGGCGGTCCGGGTCGAGCCCGGCGCCTATCGCCCCGCGCTGAGCGTCGAGGATGACGGGCCGATCCGCCGCTATGTGCCGCCGATGCCGGTGATGCCGCTGTTCCTGGACCTGCCGCTGATGCGCGGCGACGAGGAGCCCCATGCGCCCTGGCTGGCGGCGACCGCGAAACCCTGGCCGGGCTCGGTGGCCGCCCATATGTCGCTGGAGGCCGAGGGCGGGTTCGAGCCGAACCTGGCGCTGTCGCGCCGCGCGGTGATCGGGCGCACCGAAACCCCGCTGGCGGCGGCGCGGCCGGGGGTGGTCGACCGCGGCGCGCCCTTGCGCATCCGGCTGAAGTCGGACGCGCTGTCCTCGGCCACCTGGCGGGGGATGCTGGCGGGGGCGAATGTGCTGGCCATCGGCGATGGCAGCACCGCCAACTGGGAGCTGATCCAGTTCCAGCGTGCCGAGCCGGTGGGCGAGGAGCTGTGGGAGATCCGCGACCGGCTGCGCGGCCAGGCGGGCACGGATGGCATCATGCCGCCATCCTGGCCCGAGGGTTCGCTGGTGGTGCTGATGGACGGCGCGCCGCAGCAGGTGAAGCTGCCGCCCTCGGCCCGCGGGCAGGAGCGGTTCTGGCGGATCGGCCCGGCCATGCGCGCCATCGACGATGCCAGCTATCGCAACCGCCGGACCGTGATCCGGGGGATCGGGCTGCGCCCCTATGCGCCCTGCCATCTGCGGCTGGAGGGCGCGCGGGTCAGCTGGATCCGGCGCACCCGGATCGGCGGCGACGGCTGGGACGGTCCCGACGTGCCGCTTGGCGAGGCGCGCGAGTCCTATCTGCTGCGTCTGGAACAGGGCGGCGCGGTCATCCACGAGGCCATGACCGCCGCGCCCGAACTTGTCCTGCCCGGCGCCGTCCTGGATGCGGCGCGCGCGGGCGGGGCCTTCACCATCGCCGTCGCCCAGCTTTCGCAAGAGTTCGGGGCGGGCCCGTTTGTCAGGAGGGAATTCGATGCCGATGAATGA